AGAAAGTTTAGTTGGTAGAATAACTGGGTTTGCTGACATGATACAACTAACACATTTAAAGCTCCAACAAGTATTAGCTAGAATGGTGCCTGATGGAGTTTATTTAGATGCTGATGGTTTAGCTGAAATAGATTTAGGTAACGGAACAAACTACAGTCCGCAAGAAGCTTTAAACATGTTTTTCCAAACAGGATCTGTTATAGGTAGATCGTTTACCTCTGACGGTGATCAAAATCCAGGCAAAGTACCTATTCAAGAAATACAATCTGGATCTGGTGGTCAAAAAATGCAAAGCCTAATTGGCACGTATAATTATTATTTACAAATGATAAGAGATACAACCGGGCTTAATGAAGCAAGAGATGGTAGTACACCAGACAAAAACGCTTTAGTTGGCGTGCAAAAACTTGCAGCTGCTAATTCCAACACAGCTACAAGACACATATTACAAGCTGGTTTATTTTTAACTTCTGAAGTAGCAGAATGCTTATCACTTAGAATATCTGATATTATAGAATACTCTCCGGCAAAAGACGCTTTTATACAAGCTATTGGAGCTCATAATGTAGCTACACTTGAAGAAATGTCTGATCTACATTTGTATGATTTTGGAATATTTATAGAATTGATGCCAGATGATGAAGAAAAAGCAATGTTAGAAAACAATATTCAAATGGCTCTTCAACAACAGTTAATAGAGCTTTCTGACGCTATTGATCTTAGAGAAATTAAAAGCGTAAAACTTGCAAATCAACTTCTTAAAATTAGAAGAAAAAAGAAACAAGATAAAGATCAAGCTATAGCGCAACAAAATATTGAGGCTCAAACTCAAGCCAATATACAAGCTCAACAGTCTGCGGCTCAATTGGAAGTTCAAAAACAACAAGCAAAAATGCAAAGCGAAGCACAGCTTGAACAAATGAAAGCACAATTAGACGCACAAAAACAAGCACAAGAAGTTGAATATAAAAAACAACTCATGCAGTTAGAGTTTGAAATGAACATGCAGTTAAAGAAACTAGAGACTGATGGAGTAAAAAATAAAGAAAAAGAAAAAGAAGATCGTAAAGATGAAAGAACAAAAATTCAAGCAACTCAACAAAGTGAGATGATTGATCAAAGAAATAATCAAAAACCACCTAAAAACTTTGAGTCTGCAGGTAATGATATACTAGGCGGGGGATTTGATTTAGGTTCTTTTGATCCTAGATAAAAATTATTAACTATTATTATATTATATTATGGAAGAAAACAAAGAAAACGTAGTTGAAGAAACTACACAAGCAACTGAACAAGTTGAAGAAACTAAAAAAACCAATATTAATGAAGATGGCGATTACGTTGTTGATTTAAGTAAACCAAAAGAAAATGAAACTAAAGAAGATAACCCTGACAACGAGGGAGTGGTTACAGAGCTTGATAATGCCGAGTCCACAGAAAAACAAGAAGAAGTACAGCCGGAAGAAAAAGCACAAGAAACTCCAGCATTAGAAGAAATTACTGAAGAAGTAAAAGATGAAGCTGAAGAATTAGCTGAAGAACTTATTGATGCTAGTATAGAAAAACAAGAAGATGGCAAGCCTTTACCTGAGAACTTACAAAAAGTTTTAGATTTCATGGAAGATACTGGTGGCACGTTGGAAGACTACGTAAATCTTAATCAAGATTTTACTGGCAAAGACGATAAAACTATACTAAGAGAGTTCTACAAACAAACAAAATCACATTTAGATGGTGATGAAATTGATTTTCTTATTGAAGAAGACTTTTCATATGATGAAGAGGTCGATGAGGAAAGAGATATTAAAAAGAAAAAAATAGCGTTAAAAGAGCAAGTTGCCAACGCTAAAAGCCACTTAGACGGGCAAAAGTCTAAATACTATGAAGAAGTTAAAGCGGGCTCAAGGTTAACTCCAGAAGCTAAAAAAGCAATGGACTTCTTTAATAGATATAACAAAGAGTCAGAAGACAGTCAAAAAATAGCAGAAAAACAAACTAGTGCTTTTAATTTAAAAACTAATCAAGTTTTTAACGACAAATTCAAAGGTTTTGAATATAACGTCGGAGATAAAAAGTATAGGTTTAACGTGAAAAACGCTGGTGAGGTTAAAGAAACGCAAGGCGACATTAATAATTTTGTCAAAAAGTTTTTGAACAAAAACAATGAAATGTCAGATGCCAAGGGTTATCATAAATCTTTATTTACAGCGATGAATCCTGATGCTGTTGCTAATCACTTTTACGAACAAGGCAAGGCAGATGCTATGAAAAATAGCGTTGCAAAAGCTAAAAACGTAAACATGGACCCTAGACAATCGTTTTCAAACGACAATACTAGTGGCCCTAAGTACAAAGTGCTTGGCAGTGATTCTAATGACTTTAAGTTTAAAATTACTAAAAAATAAATTATAAATTTAAAAATTAAAAAAAATGAGTGTAACAGGAGCATCGAACACAGTGCCATCTGCAGTTAAGCAGACACTGGTTACGAATTATCTAGATTTTACAGGTGGTGACAATGATTGGTCACAACAATATTTACCGGATCTTATGGAGCAAGAAGCTGAAGTTTTTGGAAACAGAACTATTTCAGGATTTCTTTCACAAGTAGGAGCCGAAGAGTCTATGACTTCTGATCAAGTAGTTTGGTCAGAGCAAGGTAGACTACATTTATCATACCAAGGACACATCGAGAATACTACAGTTACTGCTGCTAGTTTAGCGGGTGGACAATTTACACTTGATAAAACAATTGATGGAATTACTTTAGCTGCAACGGCTATTGACAATGGTGTTAGAGCAAATGACATGCTATTAGCTGCTACTTCAGGTGGTACTGCAAGATTTCTTGTAACAGCAGTAAACCTTAACGTTATTGACGTTGTGCCTTACGATGCAACTAACAATAATGGTCAAATTGGTAACATAACTGGATTTTCAGCAACAGGATCTGATGATGATGGATCTTTAACTGTATTAGTTTACGGTTCTGAGCATTCTAAAGGTACTGTTGGTACTCAAGGCGCTAACGAACCAGGATTCAAAACTTTTAATAACAAGCCAATTATACTAAAAGACAAGTATGAGATTTCAGGATCTGATACTGGAGCTGTTGGTTGGGTTGAAGTTACTGGTGAATCAGGTCAAAATGGTTACATGTGGTACTTAAAAGCTGAAGGTGATACTAGAGCAAGATTTGCTGATTATTTAGAAATGGCAATGATTGAATCAGTTAAAGGTGACTCTGGACAGTCAGTTGCTGATGGTAATGCTTTAGGAGCTGCTCACACTAACTTTGGTACTGAAGGTTTATTTTCTGCTATTGAAACTAGAGGAAATATAGCTACTGGTATTACTGGTGCTACTCCACAACTTGACTTACAAGAGTTTGACGCAATGTTAGCTGAACTAGATTCTCAAGGAGCTATTGAAGAAAACATGATGTTTGTAAACAGAAAAACTGCTCTTGCAATGGACGACATGTTAGCTGGAATGAATGGTTATGGAACGGGTGGTACTTCTTACGGAGTGTTTAACAACTCTGAAGATATGGCATTAAATTTAGGTTTCTCTGGTTTTAGACGTGGATCTTACGATTTCTACAAGTCTGACTGGAAATATCTAAACGATGCTTCAACAAGAGGAGCTATCAATGCTAAAGACACTACAAATGCTATTCGTGGTGTTGTGATTCCTGCTGGAGTTTCTTCAGTTTATGATCAACAATTAGGTAAAAACCTAAAAAGACCATTTTTACATGTTAGATACAGAGCTTCTAGCGTTGACAACAGAAAAATGAAGACTTGGACTACTGGTTCGGTTGGAGCTGTTACTTCTGATTTAGACGCAATGGAAATGCATTATCTATCTGAAAGATGTTTAATTGTACAAGGTGCTAATAATTTCTTCTTACTGAAATAAGCATTATTTATATTAAGGAGTCGGGGCTTCGGCCTCGACCCTTTATTTTATTAATTTATATTATATTATATTATGGCTAAAAAAGCAAAAACAAAAGCCTCGTACCAGGGAGATCCTGGAGATGAGCATGTAGTTAAAGTAGCACCGGTTATGGAAACACCAAAACCAAAAATAAAAAAAGATACTTGGGAAGTAAAAGATAGAACTTACTACCTAACAGGTAACAAAAGACCTTTGTCTTATTCTATAAAATCTTCAGGTATGTATTACTTTGATGAAACAAAAGGATATGAGAGAGAAATAAAACATACAAATAATCAACAGACTGTATTTGTTGATGAAATGAAAGGGGATCAAAGACTAGATCACATTATTTTTAGAAATGGAGCTTTATTTGTACCAAAGAATAAAGTTTTTTTACAACAGTTATTATCTTTATACCACCCACATAAAGACACACTATATACCGAGTTCAAGCCGATGGCACAAGCTGTTGACGAGATCGAGACTATAGAGTTAGAAATAGAAGCTTTAAATGCTGCTCAAAACATGGATGTTGACATGGCTGAAGCTGTCATGAGAGTAGAGTTAGGTTCTGAAGTGTCTAAGATGAGTTCTAAGGAACTTAAAAGAGATTTGTTCTTATACGCTAAGAAAAATCCGTCTTTGTTCTTAGACTTAGTTAATGATGAAAATGTTATGCTAAGAAATTTTGGTATTAGAGCAACTGAGATGGGTATACTAAAATTATCTCCAGATCAAAGAACATTTACTTGGGGTTCTAACAATAGAAAACTAATGAATGTACCATTTGACGAGCACCCATACTCAGCTTTAGCTGTTTGGTTTAAGACAGATGAAGGTATGGAGATCTATTCAAATATAGAAAAACAATTAAAATAATCAAACTGTAGGAGCAGTCGCTCTTCGGGGCGATTGCAAACTACAAAAAAATAAATTATGGCAGTAAGTGTAGATTCGGTATATCAAAAAGTTTTAGCTATTGCTAATAAAGAGCAAAGAGGTTATATAACGCCTCAAGAATTTAACTTGTTCGCTGGATTTGCTCAGATGGATATATTTGAGCAATATTTTTATGATATGAACCAGTTTGGTAGAGCGCCTGGTAATGATACAGGTTACTCTGATATGCTAAACTTGTTAGAAGAAAAAATATCTCTTTTTGAAGATGTTAAACAATTGACTAGTTTTATAAATCCTTACTATAAAAAACCTGATGACTTGTATAGAGTTGGTTCGCTACAAACTGTATTTGGTGAAGTAGAGCAGGTTACACAAAAAGAGTATTTAAACATTGAATTATCTAGACTAGCAAAGCCAACTGTAAAAAGATCTGTATACACTGATTCTTTAAAAGGTTTTAGAGTTTACCCAAACATTAGAAGAAAACTTTACTTACATTATGTAAAAAAACCTGTACCAGTATACTGGGGTTATGTTATAGTTGGAGAGCACGCACTCAACGAACCAAACACAACTGTAAATTTTGAGCTACATGCTTCTGAAGAAAACAATTTAATTATAAAAATACTTGCTCTAGCAGGTATTGCAATAAAAGATCAATCTCTATACCAAGCAGCAACAGCAGAAGAAAACAAAAATGTTCAACAAGAAAAATCATAACACATGGGATTATTAGACGGAGTTTTACAAACCAATCCACCCGTAGGAGGTGCTGGTAGACTTATTGATTTAGGTTTAGATTCAAAAATATATTACGAGGGTGAAGACGGTGTTCAGCAAACTGGTACTGATAATTACGGAAACTATCAATTTGTTTCACTTGAAGATATTATTAATTCTTTTATAGTAGCTTATGTTGGTGAAGATAAAATAATAAGTAAAATAAAAAGAACTGACGTTGGTTTTCATGCACAAAGATCTCTTGCTGAGTTAAGCTTTGATACTTTAAAATCTGTTAAATCTTTTGAACTAGAAGTTCCTCCTTCTTTAGTTTTACCACTCCCACAAGACTACATCCACTATACTGCTATTTCTTGCGTAGATGGTAACGGTATTAAAAAAAGATTATATCCTACAACAAAAACATCAAACCCTATTGCCTACCAACAAGATACAGATGGAAAATTAAAATTTGAAACTAACACTTGGAAAGTAAATATTGTTGGTCACCCTTTTGAAGATAAGTATATAGAGTATGGAATAACAAGATCGTACGATTCTTTTGGCAATCAACTTAGTTTTAATAATAATTTTGTATCTAAAACGCCTTTACCTCAGTATTTAAAAGAAACTAGAATAGACGTTACTGGCGTAACTAGAGTAAATCCAGGTAATGGTAGCAACAACACTAACTACTTGTTTTATTCGCCAAACTTTGGTGACGGCATGCAAATTCTATTTCACGGAACTTATGCTGACGTTGAAGTTGGGCAATCTGTTTTTGGTCCTGGTATTCCTTTAAACTCTACAGTAAACTCTGTATACGAAACTACAACTGGTAATTATAGAGGAACTTCTATAAGCATAACAAATCCAGAATACGAAGCGGACTTGTTATTAGATGTGCCTACAAACATTGCTGGTAGACCAGAAACTATAATGCAAAAAAATACTCAAGTAATAGTTGTAGATTTAAATTCAGAATCAGACACTTGGAAAAAATACAAATCAACATCAAAAACATCAAACAACCAAAACAATTACGAAAACGATACTTACTGGAACAATGAAGGTAGAAGATATGGTATTGACCCACAAACAGCTCAAAACAATGGTTCTTACTATATAGACGATAACAATGGTCAGATTCATTTTGGATCTAGTGTTAGTGGTAAAACGATTGTGTTAGACTATATAAGCGATAGTTTAGGTACAGACAAAGAAATGAAAATACATAAGTTTGCTGAGCAAGCAATGTACATGTGTATAGCATACGCAATTTTATCTACTAGGGCTAACGTTCAAGAGTACGTTGTAAGAAGATTTAAAAAAGATAGGTTTGCAGCAGTAAGACAAGCTAAGTTGAGGTTGTCAAATTTAAAATTAGGTGAACTAACTCAAATACTTAGAGGTAAATCTAAACAAATAAAACACTAATATATGCCGGAGATTAAAAATATCTTCAATGAGGGTAAGATGGATAAAGACCTTGATGAAAGATTAGTAGCTAATGGTCAGTACAGGGATGCAATGGATATTCAGGTGTCAACTTCAGACGCTTCTGATATTGGCACTGTTACAAATATATTAGGAAATTTAGATATTTTTCCATACATCCCAATGTATAGTGGTAGTAGTCTACCGACAAGATCTTCTCAACTATCTCCAGGTGCAAAATGTATAGGGTGTGTTACTGATGAAAAAAATGATTGTTTTTATTGGTTTGTTTATCATGCTACAAAAAGC